CTTGTTTACTGTTGCAGTGCGGTGTATATTGCGCAGAAATGGGAGCACAGTCTCATGTTTGAGCAACTGATTGATTTTTCGCCAGAACCAGACACAGCCGCTGATTTCCAGCCGGTAGAAAAAGTCGCGCCCTCTAAAATTTTGAACGCGCAGAAAGCAACTTTAGATTGGTTGCAAGAGTTGGGGGTACCGCCTGACACCGCCGTTACAGAGCATCACGAACAGGCAGCAGCGCGAGAAGCTTTCAACGCGCTCAATTTCAGTCCAGATACGGACAAACAGCGTGCTGCGCTCGTCTCTATCAAAACACCCGCTGCAGTTCAACATCTTGTTGGCATGCTGACCGCATACGATTGGGAGTTTGTAGAACGCGCCAAAGAGCTGCGCAGCTACGCAGTCTCGAAGATTCTTGAAGAAACGACACATCCCGACGCCCGGATACGCCTAAAAGCCCTGCAGATGCTCGGAAACGTCACTGAAGTAGCGCTGTTTACCGAGCGTGTCGAGGTCACAAAGAAGGACGTGTCCGAGGAAGAAATCGAAAAACGGCTGCACGAGCGCCTCTCCAAGCTCCTCACACCCGCCGACGGGGCGACAATCAAAGAAATACAGCACGTACCCCAAGAACCCGCGCTAGACGAAGAGATAAGTGCTGTTGCAGAGCGCACACATGCTTGAAAACCTTAACTCCGAAGCGCTGTCGTCGCTGCTTTCCTCGCTACCTTCTCTGCCTAAAGCAGAAAAAGAGGCGTTACTAGAAGAATTGGAGGTTTTTTCCACAAAACAGCAGCTCAAAGCAGCGCGAGACGATTTTTTAACCTTTTGTGCGCGGTTGTATCCGGACTGGAAAGAGGGACCGCACCATCGCTTCTTAAAACCGATCCTGCACGAGGTCAAGGAAGGGAAACAAACACGTCTTACAGTCTCTATGCCGCCTCGATTTGGTAAGTCAGAGACCATTGCGTACCTATTTGTCGCGTGGTACCTCGGGCATAACCCCCACCATCACATCATGATGGCAACGCACACGGCGGCGCTCTCCGCTGACTTTGGTCGAAAAGTCCGTAATCTGCTTGATAGCCCCGGATACCAAGAAATCTTCTCCAACACACAAGTCTCCAAAGACAAAAGTGCGTCCGATAACTGGACGACAACCGCTGGGGGGAAATATCTGGCGATTGGTATCGGTGCAAACGTCGCAGGGCACGGTGCGCACCTGCTGATTGCAGACGATTTGGTTTCAGAGCAAGCAGTTCTGGCAAATCCTGACGCTGCTTTTGCAACCGCGTGGGAATACATGCAGGTGGGTCCGCTTCAGCGTCTGATGCCGGGTGGTCGCATCATCATGATTGGCACCCGCTGGGGTAAGAAAGACCCCATCGGCAGAGCCTTGCAGTGGGCCGTAGAGAACCCTGAGAGCACACCGTGGCGCGAGGTAAGGTTCCCAGCCATTTTGCCGTCTGGACGCAGCCTATGGCCTGAACAATGGCCCGTAGAGCAGCTTAAAGCTAAGCGGGCAGGCATGCAGCCGCAGTTCTGGTCTGCGCAGTACATGCAGGATCCGACATCCGAAGAAGGTGCCATCCTTAAACGTGAGTGGTGGCAGCTATGGGAGCAAGAGTCGCCGCCTCCGGTTGAGTTCACGATTCAGGTTTGGGACACCGCGCACGACACCAAGAGTCATAATGACTACAGCGCCTGTGTCACGATGGGGGTGTTCTTTAACGAGAACAAAAGCCGACACGAGATCATTCTTTTAAACGCTTTTAAGGAGCGTTTGGAGTTTCCCGACCTTAAAAAACGCTGCTTAGAGCATTTCAAAGAGTGGGAGCCTGATTGTCTACTGATCGAGAAAAAAGCTGCAGGGGCACCGCTCATACAAGAGCTACGGCAGATGGACATGTATGTAGAGGAATACAGTCCGTCCCGAGGCAAGGCGGGTATATCCAATGACAAGCGAGCCCGCGTAAACGCGGTAGCTCCTTTGCTTTTTGATGGTGCGGTCTGGGCTCCCGACCTTAGATGGGCGCATGAATTGATCAACGAGTGCGCTGAGTTTCCCAATGGCGAGCACGATGACTATGTAGATTGCGTCACAATGGCACTGATGCGCTTTCGTCGGGGCGGGTTTGTGTCGCTGTCTGATGATCGCCGTGAAGATCAGCAGTACTTCAAGTCACGCCGTGCGGCGTACTACTAGGAAAAAACATGGCAACGAATATCGACAAAGCGTTGTATCAGGCTCCGCAGGGCGTGTTGAATCTAGAAGATACGGCTCCGCCCATCGAAATTGAGATTGAAAATCCGGAGTCGGTCAGTATTGGCATGGGCGATCTTGAGATCCTGCTAAAACCAGAGCCAAAAACTGCCGAAGATTTTGATGCGAATCTGGCCGAGTACATGGACGATAGTGCCCTGCAGTCGCTAGCGTCCGAGCTGCTGGCGGACTTTGAAGACGACATTTCCAGTCGCAAGGACTGGATGCAGACCTACGTCGACGGGCTTGAGTTGCTCGGGATGAAGATTGAGGAACGCTCCGAGCCGTGGGAGGGCGCGTGCGGGGTGTACCACCCGATGCTCTCTGAAGCTTTGGTGAAGTTTCAGTCCGAGACCATGATGGCGACCTTCCCTGCAGGCGGACCGGTCAAAACAAAAATTGTTGGAAAAGAGACACCGGCTAAAAAAGACTCCGCAGAACGCGTGCAGGAGGACATGAACTATCAGCTCATGGAGCGGATGGTGGAGTACCGACCCGAGCACGAACGCATGCTGTGGGGTCTGGGGCTGGCGGGGAACGCGTTCAAGAAGGTCTACTACGACCCGCACATGGAGCGCCAAGTATCGATCTTTGTCCCGGCAGAAGACATCGTCGTGCCCTACGGAGCCTCAGATATTGAGACTGCACCCCGTGTAACGCACGTCATGCGTAAGACCGAGAACGATCTAAAACGCCTTCAGGTGGCGGGGTTCTACCGCGACGTGGATCTGGGCGACCCGGTCAATATTCTCGACGAAGTCGAAAAAAAGATCGCAGAGAAGCTGGGGTTCCGTGCCACTTCTGATGACCGGTTCAAACTCCTTGAGATGCAAGTCGATCTCGATCTCCCCGGCTACGAGCACGAAGACGGCATCAAGCTACCATACATTGTAACTATTGAAAAAGGCACGCAACAGGTTTTGTCTATTAGACGAAACTGGGAAGAAGATGACAAGACATATACAAAGCGACAACATCTCGTTCACTACGGTTACATTCCCGGCTTTGGCTTTTACTGCTTCGGGCTGATCCATCTGATCGGTGCGTACGCCAAGAGCAGTACGTCGATCCTTCGGCAGCTTGTGGACGCGGGGACGCTCTCGAACCTTCCGGGAGGCTTCAAAGCTCGTGGCATGCGCGTTAAAGGCGATGACACACCGATCTCGCCGGGAGAGTGGCGCGACGTTGATGTGCCTAGCGGTGCCATCCGAGACAACCTCCTGCCCCTGCCTTACAAAGAACCTAGTCAGGTTTTGTCAGGATTGATGGACAAAATCATTGAAGAGGGTCGCCGGTTTGCTAATACCGCTGATCTGCAGATCAGTGATATGTCCGCGCAGGCTCCGGTAGGAACCACACTGGCTATTCTCGAGCGCACGCTCAAGACAATGTCTGCTGTGCAGGCGCGGATTCATTATTCGATGAAGCAGGAGCTTAAACTCCTGAAGAAGATCATCGCTGCGTATACACCCGAGGATTACAGCTACGAGCCGGAGATTGGCAGCAGGCGGGCTAAGAAATCGGACTACGACGATGTTGACGTGATTCCGATTAGCGACCCCAACGCCAGCACGATGGCGCAGAAGATTGTGCAGTACCAAGCGGTGTTGCAGCTTGCGCAAGCCGCCCCGCAGATATACAACATGCCGCTGCTTCATCGGCAGATGCTGGACGTACTCGGTATCAAGAACGCCGAGAAACTTGTGCCAATGGACGAAGATCAGAAGCCGACCGATCCGGTTACAGAAAATCAGAATGTCCTGATGGGCAAACCGGTGAAGGCGTTTATGTATCAGGATCATCAGGCGCACATTACTGTGCACATGTCTGCGATGCAGGATCCGAAGATTCAGGCACTTTTGCAAAATAATCCAACCGCACCGCAGTTGATGCAGGCTATGCTTGCGCATATTAACGAGCATCTTGGTTTTGAATATCGTAAACAGATTGAGCAGCAGATGGGTATGGCGTTGCCGCCTCAGAAAGACGAAGCCGGGGAAGAAATAAACATGGATCCCCGTGTCGAGGCCCAGTTGGCTCCGATGCTGGCGCAGGCGGCACAACAGTTGTTGCAGAAGAATCAGCAAGAAGTTCAGCAACAAAAAGCCCAGCAACAGGCGCAGGATCCTCTTGTACAGATGCAAATGCAGGAACTGCAAATCAAAGCGCAGGAACAACAACGCAAGGCGGCAAAAGATCAAGCCGATAATGCGCTACGGCAACAACAACTGCAGATTGAACGTGAACGGGTTGCTGCGCAGCAGGCAACGGAGAATAAAAGGACGCAGCTTGACGCCATGAAGACTGCGGTACAGATGTATCACACCGATACGCAAAACAAACGGTCGGTCAACATGGATGCGCTAAAGTTTGTGGCAGATCTTCAGAATGAAAAAGAATTGCGTGCAATGCAAGAACGGATGCGAGCACGTCAAGAACTATCAAAGGGGAAGTAAATGGACGCTTTTGAGGTTTTGGTGCAGCAAATTGACGAGAAAGTTGCGACACTCAAAGACCATTTGGCTGACGGTAAGGCGCACACCTTTGAAGAATACAAGCGGTTGTGTGGGGAGATTCGAGGTCTACTCCTTGCGCGTGGTTACATCATAGACCTTCAACAAAAAATGGAGTACTCGGATGAGTGAAATTTTGCTGGCCACAAACCCCAGCACGGCTGACGAGAAAGCAACACAGCTCCCCCGACCTTCCGGATATCGCATTTTGTGTGCGGTGCCGGATATCGAGAAGGAATTTGAAAGCGGACTTGTCAAATCGGACGAAACAATTCGGATGGAGGAAACGCTGACTACGGTGTTGTTTGTAGTTGAGTTAGGTCCGGATTGCTACAAAGACCCGGCGCGTTTTCCAACGGGACCGTGGTGCCAACAAGGAGATTTTGTATTGGTTCGCCCGTACTCAGGCTCTAGATTGGTGATACACGGTAAAGAGTTCCGGCTCATCAACGATGACTCGGTTGAAGGCGTAGTTCAAGATCCACGCGGCATTCGACGTAAATAAGAGGAGCACAAAATGCCTCAGTATGATCAAGAAGAGTTCAAGTTTCCTGACGAAACCGATAGCAAAACGACGGGTAAAGAGAAAGAACCCGCCTTAGAAATTGAAATCGAGGACGATACGCCCGAAGAAGATCGCGGCCGTACACCCCTCCCTAAACCGCTAGTTGAAGAGCTTGAGCAAGACGAGCTTGAAAACTACGACGAAAAGATCAAGACCAAATTTAAGCAGATGCGAAAAGTTTGGCACGATGAGCGTCGTGAGAAAGAATCAGCGCTGCGTGAGCAGCAGGAAGCTGTAGCACTGGCACAAAGGCTGTTTGAAGAGAACAAACAGATCAAAAATCTTCTTGCTACCGGCGAGAAAGAGTATGTTGCTACAGCACAGCATGCGGCCGAGATGGAGTTATCTGCGGCTAAGCAGGCGCTGAAAGAAGCGCACGAAGAGTTTGATGCGGACAAGATTGTGGAGGCGCAGCAAGCCCTGCAGACCGCTAACTTCAAACTTATGCAGGCAAAGAGTTTTAAACTGCCCCCTTTACAAGAATCGGAAAGTGTTGTACAAAGTCGTCAGCAAACTCAACCGGAAGCATCTCGTGCAGATCCTAGAGCACTTGCGTGGCAAGAGCGCAATCCTTGGTTTGGTACGAATAAAGGCATGACCGCGTTCGCACTCGGTCTTCACTCAGAGTTGGAAGAGTCGGGTGTACGGGTTGGGTCAGATGAATACTATGCCGAGTTGGACAAAACAATTCGGAAGCGTTTCCCCGACTTATTCGGGGCTGATGAGGATGCACGGCCAGCGTCAAAAGCTAAGGCTAGCACCGTTGTAGCTCCGGCTACTCGCAGCACTTCTTCAAACAAGATTCGTCTGCGTGCAAGCCAAGTTCAGCTCGCAAAAAAGCTTGGACTGACGCCGGAACAATACGCACGGGAACTGTTGAAAATGGAGTCTCAAAATGGCTGAAAATCGCACGCCCCGTGACATCGAAACGCGGGAATCTAAAGCTCGTCCCAAGCAGTGGCAGCAACTTGAGTCGCTTCCCGAGCCAGACAAATTGCCGGGATATGCGTATCGCTGGATTCGTGTTTCGACGCTCAATACGGCAGACCCTCGTAACCTGTCCGGCAAACTCCGGGAAGGTTGGGAGCCGGTTCCCGTTGAAGAGCAACCAAGATTCAGACTGCTGGTCGATCCGTCGTCGCGTTTTCGAGACAATATTGAGATTGGCGGTTTGTTGCTTTGCAAGACGCCCGATGATTTTGTTGCCCAGCGAAATGCACATTTCAATAAGCAGGCAGCAGGTCAGATGGAGTCGGTTGATAACAATCTTATGCGTCAAAGTGACCCGAGGATGCCTCTCTTCAAAGAGCGTAAGTCTTCGACTAGCTTTGGCAAGGGCACTTAACACTTAGGAGTCAAACATGGCTTACCCCGTTGTTGACGCTTCCTACGGTTTTCTGGCAGTTAATGAACTGAACGGTCTACCGTATGCAGGCGCGACTCGACAGATTCCGATTGCTCGCAACTATGGCACCAGCATCTTTTACGGTGATCTGGTCCAGTTGACGACTAACGGAACGTTGATCAAAACTTCCTACTCCGCTGCTTCCAGCCCCACTTCGGTTATTGCCGGGGCGCTTGGTGTGTTTGTCGGCTGTTCTTACACCAATCCGGCTACGGGGCAGAAGCTTTTTGCACAGTACTATCCGGCCAGTACTTTGGCTAACGACATCGTTGCTTACGTTGTTGACGACCCGTCAGCGGTTTTCAAAGTGGCGATGGTTGGTCAGACCTCTACCGAAAGCAATACTGCTTCGACGATTGGGTACGCAAACCAGTCGTTTGTTGGAACCAACGTGTACGCAATTACCGGCGTTGCTGGTAGCACGACCACGGGCAATTCCAAGATGGCGGTATCTGGCGACGGTCCGACTAATGGCACGGGTAACGTGCGGGTGGCAACTAACTCGCTGCCGTTCCGTGTGGTGGCTGTTGTTCCTGAGACTGCATACTCTGTGACGGGCACTGGGTCGTCTGCCAGCACCACGATCACGCTGACTGCGGCTGTTACGGGGCTTCAGGCGGGTATGGCGGTTATCTGCCCACAGGCAACCGCTGGCGGTACTCCCGGTGACTATAACTATGTCACCAACGTCAATGGCGTGACCGTTACTGTGGCTGCGACGCTGACCGCTGCGTCTAGCTCTTCGTTTACCTTCATTGGGTATCCTGAAGTGCTGGTCAAGTGGAATCAGGGCTGGCACAGTTATCAGTTCGCTACGGCGCTTGCATAAAGGGGCACAAACATGGCTATTTCACGCGCACAACTACTGAAAGAGCTGCTCCCTGGCCTGAACGCGCTGTTCGGTCTGGAGTACTCGCGTTATGGCGAAGAGCACAAAGAGATCTACGATACCGAGACCTCCGAGCGTTCGTTTGAAGAGGAAACCAAACTGTCTGGGTTCTCTGCCGCTCCGGTGAAGAACGAGGGCAGTGCGATTGCCTACGATAA